ATTGAACGTATCAATTTTGAAAGTCTCAAGCATAAATCAATCGAAGGCCTGCTAGGTGAACGACAAGAAACAACCAACCGGACACTGCGCATTGAGTTTGACGATTGTGATTTGCCTGCAGATACTCATCCACTGCCCGAGTCAGCACAGCAGTATCTTGTGAACCGTGGCATACAATTAGATTATCCATTCATGTACAAAACCACGCCACGTCCAGGTATAGTGGTCCCGTTTACCCATGACAATCAAGTGGTAGGACACACCACTAGATTCCTAGATGATCGCTCACCCCGGTACATACAGGACATACAACCCGGCTATGTGTTTGGTACAGACCTACAACGTGATACATGGCAGTTGGTGATTGTGGTAGAAGGTGTGTTTGATGCGCTGGCCATCAACGGTGTAGCAGTGTTGCATGCGGACATCAATGATGCACAGGTCAAGTTGATACGTAGTCTTGGTCGTGAAGTAGTTGTGGTCCCGGATCAGGACGCCGCTGGCATGCGACTAGTAGATCGTGCTATAGAACTAGGGTGGTCAGTGAGCATGCCTGCATGGCCCGCGGGCATCAAGGACGTGAACGATGCAGTGATAAAATTTGGAAGATTGGGCGCACTGCTAACTATTATGCAGGCACAGGAAACCAGCCGAATCAAAATAGAACTAAGGAAACGACAACTTGTTAAAAAATTATAATAAACTTTGGGTGTTTGGCGATAGCAACGCCACTCCCGGTGTATGCGTAGATCCTGCGGACAGTTTTTGGGGGTTAACAGCTCTAGCACTTGATATTCCTACAATAAAAAATTGTTCTCGTCCAGCGAACAGTTTTGATAGTGTGTGTCACATGTTGGTAAGTCTGCAATCTGAATACGATTGGAAGCGCGACTTGTTTTTGATTGGCGTACCTGCGTTGGAAAGAATAACAGTGTTTGATAATTACAAAGATACAGAGTACGAAGGACATGAGCTTGACATAGCTGAATGGCAGGTTAAAAAATTTAAAATTGCTAGTCATCATGGCCTGCTAGCCCTACAAAACTATGGCGCAGACAAACAGTTAATTATTCATACCGATCGATCGTGGCTTGAAACTCAAGTTTTAAGAACTATATTTTTAATAACCACATGGCTGGATTCAAAAAATGCCAACTATATGATAATAAATCTCAGTAAAGATCTTGACAATAACAATGTATGGGGACCGAGCGAATTTGTTCTGCCGTATGCCCTCAATCATCCGAGATGTATATTATTTGAAGATACATACCATGGAATTAACTTGGACATAAATCCACCGGCTGATTTTGATCAATATGGGTGGAATGGCCACCATGGTCCTGTTGGCAACAAATACTTTTTTGAAAATTCATTACTACCAAAAATTAAACAATGTGGACTAATTTAACATGCTAAAAGATTATTCCCTTGATGTCCAACGACTATTCCTAGAAATGATGTTGCAAGACGCAGGCAGTTATGTGCGTGTGCAGAACATTTATAACGCAGAAAACTTTGATCGCACGCTGAGACCCGTGGCTGAATTTATCAGCGAACACAGCGACCAGTACAAAACTCTGCCCAGCCCAGAACAGATCAAGGCCGCAACTGGTACTCAACTAAATCATATTCCGGATCTGAATGAAGGCCACTTTGAGTGGTTCATGACCGAGTTTGAAAGTTTTACACGCAGACAAGAACTGGAACGAGCAATCTTAAAAAGTGCAGACCTACTAGAAAAGGGCGAGTATGACCCGGTAGAAAAGCTGATCAAGGATGCGGTACAGATCAGCTTGACCAAGGACATGGGCACAGACTACTGGGATGATCCAAGATTTCGTATCAACAAATATTTTAATTCGGGCGGGCAAGTGTCAACAGGCTGGCCACAGATGGATCGTATCCTGTATGGCGGATTCAGCAGAGGCGAACTGAACATTTTTGCTGGAGGGTCAGGATCGGGCAAGAGTCTTGTGATGATGAACATAGCTCTGAGCTGGTTGCAAGCAGGACTAAGTGGCGTGTATGTGAGTCTAGAACTTTCAGAGGAACTGTGTGCGCTAAGAACAGATGCCATGCTGGCCGGTATGAGCACCAAGGACATTAGAAAAGACATAGATCAAACTGAACTCAAGGTCAAACTGGTGAGCAAGAAAGCTGGCCAGTACAGAATCAAGGCACTACCGGCACAGAGCAACATCAACGACATTCGCAGCTACATCAAGGAAGTGCAGGTACAAACAGGTATCAAGGTGGATTTTGTGATGTGTGACTACTTGGACTTGCTGATGCCAATCAGTGCCAAGGTCAGTCCCAATGATCTGTTTGTGAAAGACAAGTATGTATCAGAAGAACTGCGTAATCTAGCCAAAGAACTCAATGTGTTGTTTGTGACCGCAAGTCAGCTGAATCGATCAGCAGTGGAAGAAGTGGAATTTGACCACAGTCATATCTCGGGTGGTATTAGCAAAATTAATACAGCAGACAATGTGTTTGGTATCTTTACTAGTCGTGCCATGCGTGAGCGCGGCAAGTATCAAATTCAGTGCATGAAAAGTCGAAGCAGTACAGGAGTAGGCATGAAAATTGACCTGGACTACAACATAGAAACCATGCGAATCACAGACCCAGGTGAGGATGCCGGTCCGGTTAATTCGTTTGCAAAGGGCAGTTTACTTGATAGCATCAAGGCCAAGAGTACCATGATCAACGGCGCCCAGTCTATCAACCCAGGCGATCGAGAAGATGCTGGTAAAATTACAGCTGATGTACAAAGTGCTAAACTAAAGCAGTTGTTGGGGCAGATCAAGCAACCATGATAGAATATAAAGATATACGAGACGTACATCTTGAAATCTCCACGTTGTGCAATGCCAGCTGCCCGTGGTGCCCTAGAACATTCTGGGGCTATCCCTACAACGGAGGATATCCAGAACTGGTACTAACACTGGAAAATGCAAAAAAAATATTCAGTCACGATTTTTTACTGCAACTGACCAGTATACGGAAATTACGGAGATATTGTAATGAATCCCGTCGGCCCGGCAATTGTGGATTACTTTTTTAATATCAACCCTGCACTCAAGATCAACATCAGTACCAACGGTGGCGCAAGAGGCACGGATTTCTGGACACAACTGGCAAAAACTACTGCCACTGTGGTATTTGCACTGGATGGGTTAGAAGATACCCATCATCTATATAGGCAAAATACTGTATGGGTCACGGTTATAAAGAACGCCACAACATTTATCACAGCAGGCGGACGGGCAGAGTGGCAAATGATACCATTTGACCATAATCAACATCAGATCGATCAATGCAAAAAAATGAGTCAAGCACTGGGATTTTCAAAATTCAATCTGGTCAACGATGGGCGTACAACAGCTCCTGTATTTGATCAGCACGGAGTACTGACTCATACCTTAGGAAACTACACTGGCGAACAGAATTTTAAAATATTATTCCATGGTAAAAAAACTGATGAAATTTTACTCGAGGATATTACAGTTGGCAAGACTCCATCCACTGCCATTAATTGTCAAACTAAACAACTTAAATCAATTTATATTGCTGCAACTGGCGATGTTAGTCCCTGTTGCTGGACTGGATTTTATCCTAAAACTTATGGCGCCGGGCAATATCACCAAGCTGCAAATGCACAGCTAATTCCCTTGATCGCAAAAAACAATGCGCTAGAGCATCCATTAGCCGATTGTGTTGACTGGTTTACATCTGTGGAAAAATCCTGGAAAATTCCCAGTTACAAACAAGGCAGATTGATCATCTGCGATGACAACTGTGGCCAACCCCGATAAATAATAAAAAGATACTGGCACAAATATGCAAAAGAAAACTCGCAGTCTACTAGAAGAACTAGATTCCATGTACGTGGCACGTGACAGCCGCCATGTGATAGAAACACGGGCCAGCAACATCATTACTAGTGCCATACGCTTGCTGGAGGAGATCGAGACCACATACACCACAGAGCAGGCTGAAAATCTCACAAGAAAATTGCTCAATGCAATCAAGCTAAAAGATCCAGGTAAATTTACCAGGAGTGTAAGGAAAACCGATGCAAATTCATGAAATAACTCAAGTCAACGAAGGTGTTGGCAACTTCCTGGGCAACATAGCCGGCCGGGTATCCAGCGGTATCGGTGCAATGGGGCAAAAGCTGTCGCCCATGGGCGACTTTAAGTCGGCCCGTAACAGTCAACTGCAGGCCGGGCAAGTGGCCATGCTGGCAAAAAAAGTCACAGAGATCTGGGCAAATTATGTTAAACAGCTGAAAGTTGCCACTCCAGACGCCGCACGCTTTGACACCTTGTACACACAGACACTGACAGCATTTGTTCAAAAAAATCTCCTAGCTGGTCAAAGCATCAACAATGCAACCAATCGTCAGGAAATCAATCAGTTGATTGCCGGCATTTCTGATGCCAAAGACAATCCTGGGCAAGTTGCCCAATTAATGACCAAATTGGTTCAACAAGCAGCATTGAGCCAACAAGATGTTACCCAAGGACAAACATTAACCAAGGTGGTCAGCACAGAACCTGCAGTCATACAGTACAGAAACATCAACTATGCCGTGAACGATAGCGGATCGTGGGCTAATCAGGTCACAGGAAAAGTTCCAGATGAAAGTTTCCAGGCATTCCTGGACCAGGAACTAAACAAGGCCGGCGGTTCCGCTCCTACGCCATCGGCGCCAATTGCAGGTACACAACCTGCGCCCAGACGTGTTAGTAGAACTCGCGGTGGACAATAATGGTGCAGTTAACGGAAGGCGGCAATGTGTTCAAAGACATCAACGGTCGTTCACTCACACAGCGAATCAATCAGACTGATGTAAAATCCACGTTGGCCTGGCTGGAAGAACTTGTGCCCGGGCTTGATTTACAAAACAACACCCTGGGCAGTACCGGCATCAAAGACACCAGCGGAGATTTAGATATTGCTGTAGACACTCAGCAAGTCTCCAAAGAACAAATGGTAGCTCAGCTCACACGCTGGGCTCAAAGTCACGGATTCAAGCCAGAGGACTATGTGAAAAAATCTGGTGCCGCTGTGCATTTTAAAACACCCATCAATGGCAGACCAGATCAGGGTTTTGTGCAAACTGATTTTATGTTTTTGAACAATGTGGCCTGGAGCAAATTTGTGCTGGGCGCTATGCCTGCTGAATCAAAATACAAAGGACGCGAGCGCAACGTGCTCATGAACAGCATTGCCAAAAACCTTGGCTATAAACTGAATCAAAATGCCGGCATTGCAGACCGAGCTACCAATCAAATTATTTCAGACGACCCAGACGCTGTGGCCAAGATGTTGTTGAACCGCACTGCCACTCGTCAAGATCTAGCCAGTGTAGAATCAATCCTGCAGGCCTTGAGTACAGATCCTCAACGTGACGCCAAACTGGCTGACTTCAAAGCACACATGGAGCGTGAGGGCTTGACATTTATGGAAAGCGAAGTACCGCAGGTGACTGGATACACTGAAGTGAACTTTTTAGCACGCCTGCGTGACAGAATTGTGAATCAAGGCATGACGCCCATATTTGAAGCTGACATCCAAGGTGGCAGAGCCAAGGGCATTGAACATCTAGAAGATCTAGTGTTCCGCAAAGGCAGCAAAGGTATAATCGAAGCATTGGCTATTATAGAACACACAGCTGAGAACACAGCTCAGCATGCCACTGTCAAGTGGGACGGCAAGCCAGCTATTGTGTTTGGCCGTAAGCCGGATGGCACGTTTGTGCTCACGGATGTATCAGGATTTGGCGCCAAGGGATATGACGGACTAGCCACAAGTCCACAGGCTATTGCTAGAATCATGCAACAGCGTGGCGGCGAACGTGGTGAACTGATTGAGCTGTATGCAAAATTATTTCCCTTGCTCAAGGCTGCAACGCCTGGCAGTTTAAAAGGGTATGTGCAGGGCGATTTGTTGTACACCACTACACCTCCTACGGTGTCTGGTAATTTTGTATTCCAGCCCAACACAATTGAATATCGTATTCCTGTAGCCAGTGCAATTGGACAGTATATCTCCGGCACAGAAGTTGGCGTGGCCATGCATACTCGTTACGCCGAACAAGGAGCATCAAAAGAGCCCATTGGCAATGTAAAGTTTAATAAAGTGCCCGGACTAATGTTGTTGGAGCCGGTAGCACCCAAAGAAAATATTCAACGTGACAATCGTGCTGTGCAACAACTCAAGCAACTGGCACGGTCCCAAGGACCTGCAATTGACCAACTGTTTAGTCCTGCGGATTTGCGTGCCAACGGTATTACCAATTTACCAGCCCTGTGTGTGGACTATATCAACAGCATAGTTAAAGACGATTCAGTAGCTGGATTTAACCCTGCTACTTTGTTGCCAGGATTTGGTCAATGGTTGCAAACAAAAACAACACCCAGCAAGTACAACAACATTGTGGAGTACTTGCAAAGTCCTAGATCAAACATGGATGGCATTGTGGCTGCGTTCGCAGCATTTATTGGTCTACACAATCTCAAATTGCATGTGCTAAATCAACTAGACCAACAACATCCCGGCAACGAAGGTTGGGTGCTGGCCACTCCATCCGGCACAGCCAAAGCAGTAAATCGCTTTGATTTTACCCGTGCCAACCGTGCTCTAAACAACCCAGATCAAGCCGCCTAACTCTCCTTTTTTACCAAATGGTATAAATAAAAGTAGACCCATTGTGGTCATACATTAAGGAGATTTAAAATGGCATTTATTACTAAAGTATCAGGCGGATCACAACCAGTATTCGCAACAGACGTATTAAACGGTAACCCTGCTCAAACAGCTAACATTGCTGCTCAAGGTCCTGTTCAAGTAGCTGGTCCTAAGTTGGACTTCTTCTCTGTAGTTGCCAACGCTAGCGTTGCTACACAGGGCGGTGTAAATGGTTATGTTGATAATGTATTACAAGCAATTCAGCAAACAGCTACCGTTTCCATGTACCAAGTTGCTGCAGATGGCGTTACAATCAGCTTTGGCGTGTTTCCAACAGCTGCATACACTACTGCTACATTTGTTGCTGCTGTTCAAACAGCTAATGCTGCTATTGGTGTTCCAACTGCAAACGTTTCTTCAACAGCTTCATTCACAACTATCTAATTTTAAATTAGTTATTAGTAACCACACTAAACCTGCTTCGGCAGGTTTTTTGTTGGCCAGCATGCAGTTACTTAAATACTAGCATGCAAGTCAGTAAAATTACAGAAGTGACCATATTTGAAAGTCCCGACGGAGGCCGAACAGTGTATGCTCGGGTACCGGGATCCACACAACGAACACTTCACAGTCAAGATCCGGCTATACAGCAGGAATTGGCTGAACTAGCAGATCAAAAGCGCTGGGTTGATATTTTTCAAACCAGGCAAGACAACGCCGAGCTTGATCATTTATGTGAGCAGGTAGAAATACTGTACGAATTAACCCGGCAATTGTTATGAAGTTTGTGTGCCAAACCTTGTTTGACATCACTGCCACTGGTATAACAGGTCATTGTAAACTGGGTCGTATGCCATTCCAGGACACTACCGGTCAAGTGATTGCAGACGAACAGTTGTGGAATCGTGCTCGCAATCAACAACGCAACTGGGAAACTATCACACAGATCTTGAGTCTGCGCACTCAGTTGTTCAATCTAAGCGAGCCTGTGCAGGATCAAACAGGCACTCGATGGATGTTTAAATTTGAAACAGAAACCGCCGGGGTATATGGTCCCGACGACGACCCGGTGCAAGTGTTGCGTGATGATGCAACCGGTGTACCCATGTTGCTTAATCTAAACAACAACAACGAAATTGCTCCAGTGTTGATCACACATGGATCGCAACAGAACATATGGTTTTCTCCAGAGTCCATAAATAATTGATGGAGAATATACTATGAGTGATGCCACTGACATTGAGAAAAAAAGCCTAGAAGCACATGTGGAACTGTGTGCCGAACGCTACAACGCACTAGAAGACAAATTATCTGCCCTGAATAAAAATATTGCACAACTGTGTGACGTGGTAAACGGGGTAAAAAGCAGTGTCAACAAGTTGAGTGAAAAAAATACAGATCGGTTGATCAGCTGGGGAGTTGGCATCATTGGATCTTTGATTGCAGTCACAGTATATCTTATGACACACTATGTGATTAAATGAAGCCAGATCAAGAATTTGACCGCTTGTTTCGACAAGAATTTCAAAACATATTGCCCAATACCATATGGCAGAACGACAACGGTGTGTATCAAGTGTTTGGTCACTACCGTATACACCCGCAACGTCCGGGATATCGTGTACTCTGTGCAGAAACAGACGTGGGCACATTCAACACAAGCAGAACTGCTCTAAGCTGGTGTATAGCCGACAAAAATCGGTTGTACAACGTGGCCCGTGAGATCTTGTACATGGACAACAAATTGGCCAGCCTGACCCAAGACATTGATGCCCGAGCACGAGTAGGCGATCGCAGTAACAACCCGGTGTTTCGTGAAACTATTGGCGCAAAGCTGGAAACCAAGATCATACACAAAAAACAACTGGAGATTCAATTAGCCAAATATGTAAATTGGGCTAAATAT